TCATCATAAGAACGACGTGTTACAGACTCTGTATTGTAAATTTCTTCATCAGAAGGAGGTAAAAGGTCAATGATTTTTCTATCATAACCCATGTCGGTTAACTCAGAACGAGTTTTATATACTCGTTGTGCAATAAAATTACAATCGTCTAAAGAAGTTGCTGTTGGGGTAACGAGAATATTTTCTGGAGCGACGTTTTCAATTTTAATACGTCCAATTTCTTTTACTCTTTTACAGTCAACATCGTAAATTGGTTCATCACGACCATCTAATTTTTCATCAACTTTAATAATTTCAATTTCATCATCAGCTAACAAAGATTGATATTCTTCTTCTGTTAATCCTTCATACGACTCTTTCTTTTGTTCTTTGGATGTTTTCCAATAATATTTAACAAATCCGTTTTTAGAAATTAACGCATCTTTAAAAAGGGTATAGAGAATAGAATAACCATCATTATCTTTCATGAAGATGTGGTTCATATAGTCAGTAGCTTGTTCAGCATACTCGACATCCTCAGGTTGTTGAGGTTCAAATCTGACGATACTTTCTCCCTGAGTAAAAATTCTCATCATCGAAGGCATAATGCTTTCGACAACTTCCAACATATCCTGAGAGACAACTTGAGATTGTCCTTCTACTTCATTACCAAGTTTTTCTCCTCGATAATATTTTAAGGCTTGTCGTCTTTGTTCAGTGAGTTCTCCTCCATAATATCCCATCGAGTTTGAAATCTCTTGGGATATCATAGAGAGAATTTTATCTTTTGTTAATTTTGCCATGTTATACGATTGCTAGTTTGGGATAATTAATCTTTGTACTCCATTGTTTTGTTTCTTGTAGTCCGACACATAAATATCGAAATGCGTCTGCACTGTGCGATGTCCAGTCATGAACAGGTCTATTTTTTGCTTCGCCTTTATCATTTGTTGCCCAACGATATTGACGTAAAGCATCTAAACCCTCTTTGGTTTTTTCAAAGTCAAACCAACAGCGTTGTAAAGTCATGCGAACTGCATTAATTCCATCTTCAACAGATAGTTTCGGTATAATACTGACAGGCATCCCCAATGATTGAGCGACTTCATAACGAGATTTTCCTGTGCCTAATTCTCGTACCTGAGCATCATGAGGAAAGTAGTGGGTGTCATAGAGATACCGTCTCTCCTGAAGAACACCAGCGTAGTATTCTAAGCTCTCGCCACTATCTTCAAAGTAGTCAATGAGGTGAATGGCAGACCCCTTCTGTTGAACAAACCATATCGCTGTTTTATCAGCCATCCCTAAATCCCAAAAGGTAGAGACCTTGAGCGTTGGGTCGTAAGGAACTTTGGTTATTCTGCCTTCGTCGTCGGCTTTTGAAAGTGATTGTCCGTAAATAGAACCAATCGCATTAGCTTCAAAACTACATTCAAATTCTGCCTCGTATATCTCTGGAGGCATGGTTCTTTTTGCTTCGGCTAATTCTTCTGCATCGACAACACCAGTTTCTGATGCTTTAAAAACTTCTGCATACCAATTTTCGTTTTGTTTTGCTTGTTGGTATAAATCAAAGAAATGATTATGTCCTGAGGGAGTTGAGATACCAATAAACCACCCTTTTCTATCCGATAGAGCTGGTCTAACGATTTCAGTTAATAGATTAGGAGGTGTATTTGACATTTCGTCGACAACACATCCATCCATATATAAACCTCTTAGTGTTTGAGGTCTTTCTGAACCTAATAACTGTATTCTCCCCCCATTGGGTAAATCACATTTTAATTCTGTTTCGTGATACTCTACATTCGGTATCACTTCGGTATAATGTTTTAAATAATCCCAAGCTATTCTTTTTGCCATACTGTACGTCGGAGCAATATAATAATAACGAGGTCTAGGAAGTTCACATTGGAGACATTTCTTCAACATCTCATTCAAAACCATCACAGTTTTTCCAAATCTTCTGTGACAAATCAGAATATTCCAGCGTTTTAGCTTTTCATGAACTTCTTTTTGTAAATCTCTTGGTTTATAGGGAATAGTTATTTTCTTCATTCTTCATTTTTCATTCCCCTAGCTATTTTAAGCTCATTTTGAGCATACTTTTTTAGTATTCTTAAATTTCTAATTGATGTGTAGTTGTATAGAGCTTTTAAAGCACAGGTGTCAAAAGTATCTCCAAATTCGTGTTCTGAACTCATTTTAAAATACAAATCATCAACTTCATGACTGATTTTATTAATATCAGCTAATAGTTTTTCTTTAGTTTTCATAGTACTTAACCTCATAAATTTATTATCTATATTTATGTGTATGAAAATTCAGTTTTTTTCCAAATTTTCTTACATATAGTTATGTGTACAAAATTTCGTTTTTTTGGAAATCTTAGTACATCGTACTATGTGATTTTTTGCATTTTTTTTGCAAAAAATTTTTTTAATTTTTTTCTGAGCTATTTAAAGCATCTCGGATGCGAGACACGTCTTTCCCCCTGACGACTCCCTTACCCATTCTATCAGGGTAATTTGTTCGTTGGCTCTCCTGAGCTAAAATAACGTCAAAAAAGTTGGTAATTTTTTGTTTCTTCTTGGTGGTTGTTTTTTTGGGTGTTTTCTTTTGGGTCATGATTATAATGTTTCCCACATAAAAAATAATACGCCTTACTATCAGTGGGATTGATAGCAAATGTTCCCCACTCTCCACAAAACAGGCATTTTTTATATTTTACCTGTTCATCCCTATCCCAATTTATCACCTGTGCCAGATTATAGAGCTTATTTTTATTGATTTGTTTAATAGATAACCTCAAAGGCATAAGGAAAAACTGTTCTGGGTTGAAATGGGTTACAATGACATTGTCAGCTCATCGCTGGGGTGGGTTCGGTATACAGAACTTCTAAAATCCTTGATTTTACTGGGTTTTTGCTGTGTAAATATTATTATTGTTGATATACAACGATTATAGCTCGTAAAAATATTTGTTGCATAATACGTTTTATAAGAATTGTTCGATATATTGAACAAAAAGTAATAAAAAATTACGATTTTCTATAGAATTTATCTGTCTAAAAGTCTGCCCAGTGTATTATTCCAAGTAAACTCAATAACTTTAGCAGTCCACTCGTATGTCCACTCCAGTAGTTTGTCTACCATTTGACCTACTTTCACTACTACTTTACCTAAATTTTCAAAGATTTTAAACTCGTATCTTGGTATCTTTATTTTTGCCATTCTATACTAAATTGTTCTCCCTTATTGTTAGTTAGTGTTATCTTGTCTTGATGAGTACCATAAGACTCTCTATTCAACTTACTTGCTAAGAAGTGTCTATGTCTTGTTAGTGTATCTATTAACTTAGTTTTCATCATGGATTGTTTACTTTTATCGTTTAGCGTTTCTTTTATTAGGTCATCAATCTCCTGTAGAGAGTAGTCGATGCCGTCGGCTCGTGCTGTCTGATAGGCTTCCTTGAGCTTCTCATCAGCGTTCTTGTAACTGACAAAAGTAGACCACTTTAATCCTGTCTGTCTTAGTGCTTCTTTTAACGGAGTTCCCTCTTGTAGTAACGTAATAAACTCATTAATGACTGTCTTGTTGTACTTACTTGGTCGACCTGTCTTTTTAATGGAGAGTTCGTTTTTCTGCTGTGTTATATTCTTCTTGGTATTCATATCCTATTGTATCTGCAATAACTTTGAGGAAGTATCTGGCGTCGTCCTTCGACTCGTAATCATCAACAACGATGATAAGGCTGTAAGTGCCATTTTCATTTTCGGTAATAACAAACCTCTTTGGATAGTGCATATCTTATTCCTGTGGTAATATCCTCGTAATTGGACGTGATTTGTAGTTTTTTTTTTGTGTCAGCAACTCTTGATAAATACCTAAAACCTTATGAGGATGAATACCAGCTATGTCGCATATATATTGAAATTCGTCGTTATCTTCTTTTAGCCATGCTTTTGCTTTTTGTTTCACATTGTAGTCATTAAGCTGTGGAGCGAGTCCTGAGGCGTCCATCATTGCTTGGCAGATAACTGCTAAATATAAATTTACTTCTGGGATAATCATATCTTCTTCCATGTTATCCCCTGTTTCCAGTCACAATTCTCGACTGTAATAATAATATATCATATTTATGTTGATTAATGAGGTTTACAAAAGGTTTACAGTGGCTATATATCATAAAAATTACATAACCTGAGTAATCCCCTTTGAAGTTTTTTGATATAATGAGTAGATGGTCTGTCGTGAACGATGAAATCATAAACA